GGGGTAAAAGTAGTCGAGAGTGACAGGGTCGAGGAGTGCTGTTTCCTCGACCCTGCTATGTGTCAGGCGCGCGCCGCCCATTCCTTCAGAGTGCGCTCCTGAGCGATCGCCAGCAGCATCGGCAGAAGCGCCGTCAATTCAGCAACGTGCCCATCGTTGCGCCCGCGCAGCGCAAGAGCGTTGCGAATGTGCCGCAGCGCGATCTGCTTTTCCGCGCAGGAGATCGTGCGAGAGAAGGCGGCGCGGTACTGGTGAAGCGACTGGGGCATGGAAGCCTCCCTGGAGGTGGCGCCGCAGCGCCGGTTTCGGTGGATTCGATGAACAGGAATATAAACGTCCTGTTTCATGACGCAACACAATCTGCCATGCAATCCCCGCATGGCGCTATGCGTTTGGCGCTTGACGGGCTAAACGGCGGGTGTATCCTCGCCGCATGACAGTCGCTCAACTCGTTTTCCACCTCGGCGGCAACACCGCGCTCGCGCGCGTCCTCGGCATCTCGCCACAAGCGGTGTCGAACTGGTCCCGACGCGGCGCGATCCCCGCACGGCGGCACTACCAGGTCGCGCGCCTCGCCCGGGCGCTCGGACTCCACATCGATCCGGAGGCGCTGCGATGAGCCTGTCGAGACACATCGCGGACATGGTCCGCCAGCACGGCCAGATGACCGGCGCGCAGCTGCGCGAGGCGTTCGGACATGAGGACGAGCAGCGGCTCAGATACGCCGTGAGCAACGCCGCCTGCAATGGCTGGATTGTCGGGCCGAAATCGCGCGCACTGCTCCCGCACGTCGCCTATCTCGCCGCCCCCGCTCCATGCGCTCCGCTCCGCAGCCCGGACCGGGCAGATGAGGTGGCGATCAACTACGAGAAGCAGGACGAGCGGTGGCGCTCTCAAGCGGGCGAGATCGAGTACGAGGACCATCCGCGCAGTCTCGCGGCTGCTCGCATCCTCTGGCGAGCAGCGCCGCCCCCGGCTCGGTCTCCGTGCGGATCAAGTGCGGCGTTGATGGCGGCGGCGTCGCCGGGCATCTATAACGAATCCCCAGCGAAATCCTCTACGCCCGTTGACGACGCCGAGGTTCGGCGTCGGACAATGAATGGGCAGAGCCAGGAAAAGATCGCCGCCGCTCTCGGCATCAGCCGCTCGGCAGTCTGCTCGTCTCGACGCAGGACGAGGCGAGAGCGCGGCACAACGTTTGCGGTCAATCGTGGCGGCGGGAAGAGCAATTATGAGTGATGAGGAACGCGACGAGCCGGGGCGGAAGTGGTTCGGTCGCGAGCGCATCGAGCCGCCGTCGCTCCAGTCCTCCCTCGATCTCGACGCCATCGCCGTTTCGTCGTTCCGCCGCACCGCTCTAGGCTGGGGCGGCTACCAAGTCCAGCCACTGAGGAGAGCCGAATGAAAGCCATGAGCATCCTACGCGAGGCCGAGGAGATCATCTCGGCGGACCGCGAGCGCACGCACGGCAAGGCCGAGGAGAACCTCGCGAACATCGCGACGCTCTGGGACGCCTGGTGCCGCGTCTCGCGCGACGCGCAGATGACGCCGCACGACGTCGCGATCATGATGGCGCTCCTCAAGATCGCGCGCACGCAGACCGGCGTCTACAACCGCGACGACTACGTCGATGCGGCGGGCTATGTCGCGCTGGCACACCGTCTCGCGGCAGCGGGCCACGAGGAATGATGCGGTCCGTCCGCCTGATCCTGCACGGCGAGCCAGCGTCGAAGGCGAACAGCCGCCGCCTCGTCACGATCCGAGGACAGGCTCGGTTGATCAAGTCGCAGAAGGCCCTCGATTACGTCGCGGCGGTCAAGGGGACCTATCCGCCGCTGGTGCCGCTGCTTGAGGGCGATCTGCGGATGACCGCCGATGTCTACTACGCCTCGCGCCGTCCCGATCTGGACGTCTCGCTGATACTGGACGCCCTCCAGGATATCGTCTACCGTAACGACCGCCAGGTGCGCGAGATGCACCTCTATCACCACCTCGACCGCGAGAACCCTCGCGCCGAGATAACCCTTGAGGAGATGCACGATGACCAATGACGATCTGTCCCGTTTCGCCGACCGGATCGAAATGGCGATCCAGGGCATTGAGGATGCGCGCGAAGATCTAGCGGCGATCAAGGCCGAAGCGACGGCGGCGGGCTACGACGGCGGCGCGCTGGTCAAGGTCGTGGAGATGCGGCATTCCGAGAAACGCCGACAGAAGGAAGAAGCACGCCTCGCGCTGGTCCGGCTCTACGCCGACCGGCTGGGCGTGCAGCTGCGCCTCGACATCTGACAAGACGGGCCGAGGCTCCTCCCTGCGCGCGGCCGGCGGGCCGCGCCTCCCAAGCGGTCCAGCGTGCTTCAGCGCGTCAACGCCTCCCTCGGCTTACCATGCAAAGGGCGATGGCTGCTCCCGCCACCTTATCAACCCGTATCGAGGACACATCATGTCAGGCTTGCTTCTCCACCGTATCCCGCACGTTTCCGCGTCGTCCCTCAACCTGTTCGCCGCCGAACCGGCGCTCTGGGTGATGGAGCGTCTGGTCGGAAAGAAGGGCCGCGTCGGTCCCGCCGCGCATGTCGGCACCGCCGTCGAGGCGGGCGTCGAGTCGGCGCTGCTCGGGCGCGCGAACAATATTGAGGCCGCATCGGCACTCGCAGCGGCGCGCTACGACGAACTCTGCGACGACGTTGACGCACGCGCGAAGATCGACTCCATGCTGCGCCAGGCATGGAGCGCGCTTGCGCCCTACGGACAGCCGGATGTCCCCGAGGACGGTCGGCAGCACCGCGTCGAGGTGGCGCTCGATGGCGTGCCGGTGCCGTGCATCGGATACACCGATTTCGTGTTTCACCAGCACGGCTGCATCATCGACTTGAAGACGTCCAGCACGCTCCCCTCCTCCATCAAAGTCGCCCACGCGCGACAGGGCGCGGTGTACGCGCGAGCGTTCTCGAACTACTCGATGCGCTTCGCCTACTGCACCCCGAAGAAATCCGCCGTCTACATCCTGGAGAACCCGGCGGATCATCTCGCGGCGCTGGCAAACATCGCGCGGCGGCTCGACACGTTTCTTTCGGTGTCGGCAGACCCGCAGGAGCTCGCCGCAATCGTCTGCCCCGATTACGACAGTTTCTATTGGAGCGATGCCCAGACCCGTGCGAACGGGCTGACCCTATTCGGCTTCTGAGTCGATCCGCGACTGACGGTATCAGTCAGGTCAACTGCACACGCAAAAGGAAAACGGAAATGGCTCTCGGTATCCCCACCAACCAGAACCGCACACCCATCGTCAAATACGACGCCCGCGCGGGCCGGTGGTTCCGCGTCGATGGCAAGGACAGCGTTTACGATATCTCCAACGGCTTCGCCGCCGTCTTCGACCTCGCGCAGATCGACATCGGCTGGGCGCTTTTCGCCGCTGGCGCGCCGCCCTCGACCTCGTTCGCGCGCGTTCCTGCGCCGATGCCGCCGCAGCCGAGCCCCGATCACAAGCGGTCGGTCCGGCTCATGCTCAAGCTGTCGAAGACCGCCGGCGGCGATGTCCGCGAGGTGTTGACGCAAGCTGGGATCGTCCAGGCGGCAATCGACCAGTTGCACGACGCCTACATGGCCGCGCCCGAGGCGAAGGAAGGCAAGCTACCGGTGGTCGCGTGCCCGAGCACCGAGGCGGTGGTTCAGGCGATGGGCAACGGCGCAAAGAGCACGAACTACAGGCCGGTCCTCCAGATCGTGAACTGGGTCGCGCGTCCGGCGGATCTGCCGCTGACCTCGGGCCCGACGCCGGTAGCCGTGGCTGCTCCCGCGCCGGTCGCCGCACCGCCGTCCACCGGCTCGACGGTCGCCGCGCCGCCGCAGCCGAAGGCGGCTCCGATGCCGCCTCCTCCCGCTCTCGGTGACGACACCGAGTTCTGATATCGAGATCGGCGCGGTCCTCCCTCCCCGCGCTGGTGCTGGCGTCGCCTGCCAGCGGACAGAAGTGGCGAGCGAGCCGGGGCGACATCCCCGGCATCGGCCTGTCCGGGCCGTAGGAGGAGAGCAGAATGACCACGACACCACAGACGCCGCTTGAAGCGGCGCTCGATTACTACGACCGGGGGCTGATGCCGATCCCGGTTCACCGCGTGATCGCGCATCGCGAAGGCAAGCCGATCTGCTCCTGCGGCGCGCGCGATGGCTGCGCTAGCCCAGGCAAGCACCCGACGATGACATGGTCGCAGTTTCAGCGCCGCCGTCCTCCTCGCGAGGAGGTGGCCGAGTGGTGGTCGGGCGATCGGGCGCGATACGGTGTCGGCATCCTGACGGGTTCGGCGTCGGGCAACATCTTTGTCCTCGACGTCGATGTCGGCCCAGGCAAAGACGGCGACGACAGCCTCCGTGCGCTCCAGCTGGCTCATGACGACCTCCCCGAGACCGCCGAGGTCCGCACGGGCGGCGGCGGGCTCCATCTCTATTTCCGCGCGCCGAAGGGCGTGGCTATCCGCAACAGCGCGCGGCAGATCGGACCCGGTCTTGACATCCGAGGCGAGGGCGGGTTCGTCGTCGCGCCGCCGTCGATGCACGCGAGCGGTCAGCCCTATGTCTGGTCCTGGACCAACACGCTGGCCGAAGGCATCGCGGATGCGCCGGCATGGCTGCTCGATCTGGTTCGCGCCGAGCCGGTGATCGGGGCGACGCCGCGAGATCGGGTTGCGTCGTCGCCGCCGCCCGCTTCGCCGGTCGGTGCAGGAAGCCTCGGGGTTCTCGCGCCGCCGGTCGAGGACGGGCGCGAAGAGTACATGCGAGACACCGTCTTCGCGGTCGCGCTGGAGTTGACCGGCCAGCATGGCGCGTGGCCTACCGCCGATGAGGTCTACGAGGTCGCCTGGCCGCAGTTCCTGCGGCGCGTCGATCTCTCGAGGCCAGGACGGATCAGCCGCGACAACGCCGAGCCCGAGATGCGGGCCAAGTGCGCCCAGATCGCCGCCAAGGCCGAACGGGGCGATATGGGAGCGCTGGAGGATGTCGTGGCGGCCTATCAGGCCAAGCGGCGCGAACAGTCGCGCCAGGGGCCGGGAAATCGGCAGGAGGAGGCGGCGGGTGCATCGCGGCAGGAACAGACCGAAACGCAGCGACCGCCGACGCACTTCCCGCTCGTCTACTCCGACGAGATCCACGCGGGCGACGCCGCGCTCGACTTTGTCGAGGGGCTGCTGGTCGAGGGCGGGATGTCGGTCTGGTACGGCGACAGCAACGTGGGCAAGACCTTTGCGCTGCTGGACGTCGCCATCCATGTCGCGCTCGGGCGTCCGTGGCGCGGGCGCGAGGTCGATCAGGGTGCGGTCGTGTACTGCGCGCTGGAAGGTATCGCCGGCATCAGGAACCGTATCGCCGCCTGGCTCAAGCACTACGGGATCGCGCCGGATCGCCGCGCGCTGCCGCTGGTGGTCATCCCCTCGGCCATCAACATGCTCGATCCCCAGGCCGATGTGCCGGGGCTGATCCAGTCAGTGCAGGTCGCCGAGGCTGAACTCGGGCGATCGGTGAAGATGCTCTGCCTTGACACCCTGTCGCGCGCGCTGGCCGGCGGGAACGAGAACTCTCCCGAGGACATGGGCGCGCTGGTCCGGTCATCGGATCTCGTTCGGCAGTCCACGGGCTCGCATCTGGCCTACGTCCACCACTCAGGCAAGGACACCGCCAAGGGCGCGCGCGGGCATTCACTGCTGCGCGCCGCGACAGACACCGAGATCGAGATCAGCCGCGCCGAAGGATCGGAGGTGTCGGTAATGCGGGTGACAAAGCAGCGCGAGCTCGAGAGCGGCGATGACGTGGCCTTCCGGCTTGAGGTCGTCACCCTCGGGGTCAACCGCCGGGGCAAGCCGCTGACCAGCTGCGTCGCGGTGGAGCCGCCGGTCGAGGCGGTCGAGGCGGCGACTCGCAAGGTTGCGCGGCCAAGGGGCACCTATCAGCCTGGGATGTTGCGTGTGCTCACGAACATTCTGGCGAGCGACGCTGCCGTCTCTGTCGTGCCGATGCCCGGTATGCCGACCTTGAGATGCATACGCATCAAGATATGGCAGGAGCATTGCTATCAAGAAGGCATCCTTCAGCGAGGCGTTAAGGCATCTGTTGACGCGTTTTCAGACAACAAAAGGGCGCTCAGAAACGCCGGTCTGATAGGGATGACGGAGGAGTTCGCATGGCTTCCATGACGTCGGAAATGTCGGAAATGTCGGAAACCGACACTTCCGACACTCCCGATATTTGTCGGAAATGTCGGAAGATCCCTTTAGGGATCCGACGTTTCCGACACGGTGTCTCCGACAGGGGGGAATAGATGAACCAGTCTGACTACTCACTGGCGAAGGCGATCTTGGACGGTGTCGATGAAACCATCGCCGCGTCCGAACGGCAGTGGGGCGTGGACCGCCTCCGGCTCCTGGTCGCTGACGACATCCGGGCACGGTGGGACCGTCAGTGGCAGTCTTGGTGCCGCGCCGTCGAAAGCAACGACCTCGCCGGCATCCAGAAGCACGGCGCGGCGGTCCGGCGGGCGGTCGCCGCACTCGAGGCGGCGGCGACTGCTGCGGGGGCCGAGCCGATCTCGCCGGTGGTCTGGGAGGCGACCTACGAGGGCCGGGTGATCGCGGTGGTCAGGACCAGCGCCGAGGCGTATGCCGTGGCGACACAGGGGCGGGGCGTCGAGGTATGGACGCTGGACGAGCTAGTCCGCGTCGCCCTGCCGAGGACCGCGATGATCGCGGCGGCGAAGGAGGTGTTCCCTGGGGCCGAGGTCGTCCGGTATCAATCGCCGCCGGCCGACTGGGCGAGCGGTGGCGATCCGTTGCCCGATTTCCTGACCGCCTGAGCCTGGAGCCAAAATGATGCCGAGCAAGGACACCCCGCAACGCACACCCCGCCCCAGCGGCCGGAAAACCCGCCCTGGCGTCGATCCTGCCGAGCCGGTCATCCCGCCGACAATCGAGCGTGCAAGACACGCTGAGCACGGGATCGAGGTGGCCGAGCCCGAGAGGACAGAACGGGGCGGTGGCCGGGCATACACCGACGCGCAAGGGCGGGCGTCCCGGCCATGGAGGGTCGTGGACACGCTGGCGGCGATGGAGAGGGCGGGCACAATCGACGGCGAGCAGAGGGCGGCGGGCGAGAGGTATCGCGCGCTGTTTGAGATCTCGGGGCGAGCCGGGGCCAGCGCGACCAGGATCGAGCCTCGGTCCGGCGGCGGCGATCAGGCATCCGCCATCGAGCGGCGCGTGGCCGCAGGACGGGCGCTGGCCGATGCGGCGCAACTGCTCGGAGGGCCGGGGCCGCTGCATAGCATCGTCGTGGAGATCGTGGGGCTCGGGACGTCCTGCTCGGCCTGGGATCGCGCGCACAGATGCCGGGAGGGTCGAGCATCGGCCATGTTGGCTGAGGCTCTCGGTATCCTGGCGAGGGAGTGGCGATGACCAAGACGGCACGCTTGACCCGGCGGCGGCGACACCCTACCCTATCCGGTATGATGCGCGAGGCGCGCCGATGAAGACCATCGGTCAGCCCTTACGAGGGCAAGCGCGCCGGACCCTGACGACGGTGGTCGAGGGCCGAGATAGCTACTACGACAGCGCCGAGCACCGGGCCTGGAGCCGCGAGGTGCTGCGCCGTGCGGCCGGTATGTGCGCGTCATGCGGCGCGTTAGATCGGCGCCTGGTCGCGGACCACCGCGTCGAGATCCGCGATGGCGGCTCGAGGACGGACCCTGGCAACGGGCAAGCCCTATGCTCGCCCTGCCACGGTCGAAAGACGGCGGCGACGAGAACAAAGCGGCACTCAAGCGTTAACGTCGGTTGAAAGCGACCCGAAACAGGCGTTTAACTGGCCCTTTCTGCCTATGGGGTAGGGGGTGTTAATGTTTGGGGCCTGGGGACGCGCAATGCACAGGGGGCCACCCAGAGACTTTTCCGCCTGGGTAGAGGTTAACGACGGGGCCTGTAGGGCCAAAACAGGCGATATTTTCAACATTTCGGAGCGAAAACACATGCCACGCGGCGGATACCGACCCGGCGGCAGCGGGCCGCAGCCAGGATCGGGGCGTCCGAAGAAGGGCGAGCAGCCGGTCGCCAAGATGGTGCTGACCGAATCCATGCTCATCGGCATGTCTCCGCTCGAATACATGCTCTCGGTCATGCGCGACCAGACCGCCGACGCGGCGCGTCGGGACCGGATGGCGCAGTGCGCCGCCCCTTACGTCCACGCGAGGGCCGAGGCGACCGGCAAGAAGCAACAGGCCGAGGAAATCGCGGCGACCGCCGAGCGCGGCACCGATTGGGAGCAGCTGCTGGCGAACTGATGGCCTGGGATACCTCGTGCAGCGACTGGGGCGACCGGCTCCGGTCGGGGCGGTCCCTGGTTCCAGATCTCCCGCTCGATCAGGACGCCGCGCGCAGGGCGGCGGGCATATTCGACGCGCTGCGTCTGCCGGATGTCCCCGGCCAGCCGAGGATGCGCGAGGCGGCTGGCGAATGGCAGCGCGACATCGTCAAGGCGCTGTTCGGCTCGGTCGTCAATGGCCAGCGGCAGATCAGGGAATGCTTTGTCCTGGTGCCGAAGAAGAACAGCAAGACCACGGCCGGCGCGGCGATCATGCTCACGGCGCTGCTGGTCAATCAGCGCCCGCGTGCCGAGTTCTTGCTCATCGCGCCGACGCAGGAGATCGCGGATCTCGCGTTCGGCCAGGCCGTCGGCATGATCGAAGCGGACCCGGTTCTGGCGAGCAAGTTTCATGTGCAAGGACACCTCAAGAGAATTTCATACCGGCAGACCAAGGCGTTCCTGAAGGTCAAGAGCTTCGATCCGAAGGTCGTCACCGGAACCAAGCCCGCCGGCATCCTGCTCGATGAGACGCACGTCATCGCCGAGGCACCGGACGCGGATCGCGTGATCGGCCAGCTTCGCGGTGGTCTGATCTCGCAGCCCGAGGGCTTTCTGATCCAGATCACGACGCAATCCGAGCGACCGCCAGCTGGTGTATTCGCCGCCGAGCTGGCGAAGGCGCGCAAGGTACGCGACGGCACGCTGAGCGCGCCGCTGCTGCCGGTGCTCTACGAGTTCCCGCCGAATGTCGATTGGCAAGATCCATCGAACTGGCATTTGGTCACGCCCAACAACGGCCGCAGCATCACTGTCGAACGGCTGATCCCCGACTACGAGGCGGCGCGCGAAGCGAGCGAGGCCGAACTACGACGCTGGGCATCGCAGCATCTCAACGTCCAGATCGGCGTCGCGCTGCGGTCCGATGGATGGGCCGGGGCGCAATTCTGGACCCGGGGCAACGGCGGGCCACGCTCGCTGGAGGAACTGCTCGACCGCGCGGAAGTCGCGACGATTGGAATTGACGGCGGCGGACTGGACGATCTGTTCGGCTTTGCCGTCATCGCGCGCGAACGCGAGACGCGGCGATGGCTGCTCTGGGCGCACGCGCTGATCAGCCCCGAGGGGCTCGACCGCCGCAAGGCGAATGCGGCGCTGTACCAAGACTTCGCGCGCGACGGCGATCTGACGGTCGTGGACGGCTTGCCCGGCGACCTCGAATGGATCAAGGCACATGTCGGGCTTGTCCTCGACGCCGGATGTCTGGCGATGGTCGGCGCTGACCCTGCTGGCATCGGCGGCGCGGTGGATGCGCTGGCCGAGATCGGTGTCTCGGAAGATACAAAATTGCTAGTCGGTGTTCCGCAAGGAATTCGATTGATGAATGCGGCCAAGACCGTCGAGCGAAAGCTGGTGGACGGCTCGCTGAAACACTCAGGCTCGCGCCTTCTGGCGTGGTGCGCCGGCAACGCAAAAGTCCGCGCGACCTCGACGGCGATGATGATCGAACGCGCGGCCTCTGGTTATGGGAAGATCGACCCTTTGATGGCATCGTTCAACGCGGCGCACCTCATGACGCTCAATCCGACCGTCGCCGGACCGGCGGCGGCGTGGGCGATGCCGTGCTAGGATGGCTTGACCGGCTGCGCGGCCGGGACGAGAAGAAAGCGGTCGAGTTCACCGAGGGCTGGCTCGATGCTGCCTTCGGCTACAGTCAATCCTGGACCGGAGAGCCGGTCACCGTTTCGACGGCGCTACAGGTTCCTGCGTTCTATCGCGCCGTCATGGTCATCGCTGATGGATTGGCGCAGCTGCCGATTGTGCTGATGCGACCGACCGATGGCGGGATGGAACCGGCGACGGATCATCCGCTGTTCGACCTCTTCGCGCGCTCTCCGAACGCCTGGCAGGACGCGAGCGAGTGGGTCAGAACGACCATGATGCACAAGGCCTCGACGGGCTGCGCGGTGTCGTGGCGGAACGTCGTGAACGGCCAGATCCGCGAGTTGATCCCGATCAAGCCAGACAACGTCCAGATCGTCGTCCGACAGGATCTGGAGCTCGAATACACGATCAGCTTTGAGAACAACCGCACGCTGACGCTCGCACGCTCCGAGGTCTTTCACCTTCGCTCGCCGTCGTGGGACAGCGCCCGGGGGCTCGACCCGGTGCTGCTCGGTCGCCAGGCGCTCGGGCTGGCGCAAGCGAGCGAGCGAAGCCAGGCGGCGCTGCACAAGAACGGCGTGCGGACCACCGGCCTGTTCACCCTCGACGGCAATCCGTCGCAGGAACAGCGTGATCGGGTGCGCGAGGCAATCGCCTCGATGTACGGCTCGGCCAGCAACACGGGCAAGCCGGTGCTGGCCTCGGGCGCACTCAAGTTCACGCCCACGCAGATGACCGGCGTCGATGCTCAGCACCTCGAAACGCGTAAGCATCAGATCGAAGAGATCGCGCGGCTGATGGGCGTCTTCAGCATCATGCTCGGTCACGCGGGCAACAACTCGCCTACGTTCGCGTCCGCCGAGGCGTTCTTCGCGGCGCATGTCAGGTACACGCTCCAGCCCGAGATCAAGGCGATGACCAGCGCGCTCAACGCGCAGCTGCTCACCGATGAGGAGTGGAGCGCGGGCTACCGCTTCACGATGGACACAAGCGAGCTTCTGCGAGGCTCCCTCAAGGACCGCGCCGAATACTATGACCGCGCTATTCGCGGCGGCTGGATGACCCGCAACGAGGCGCGCGAGGACGACGGGTGGAACCCGATAGATGGCCTCGACAAGCCGCTGTTCCCGCTGAACATGGGCGAGGTGGTCGGCCAGGGATCGGACGCGGACGTCGCGCAGCCTGTCGATGTCGAGGATGACGCGCAGAAGAACCCGTGGAAGCCGACCGATGAGATGGCGGCGAACGCGCGGCGAGCGCTTGCGTGGCGCGATGAGTTCGGGCGTGGCGGCACCGCTGTCGGCATCGCTCGCGCGCGCGATATCAGCAACGGTCGCCGTCTACCGCGCGACACCATCATGCGGATGGTCTCGTTCTTCGCGCGGCACGAAGTGGACAAAGAGGCCGAAGGCTTTCGCCAGGGCGAACCGGGCTTCCCAAGCAACGGGCGCATCGCATGGGATCTCTGGGGCGGCGACGCTGGCCGCGCATGGGCAAATCGCATCGCTGATCGGATTGAGGAACTCGGAGAATGAGCAACGGCGTCGCGAGCATCGCACTTGAGGTCAAGTTCTCCGCAGACAAGCCCGCTGGCTCGTTCAGCGGCTACGGTGCCGTGTACGGCAACATCGACGATGGCGGCGACATGATCACGCCTGGCGCGATGGCGCGCAGCCTCGCGTCGTGGGGCGCGAAGAACATGCTCCCGGCCATGTACTACAACCACGACCGCTCCAAGGGCGCTGTCGGCGTCTGGGAGAAGATGTCGGAGGACCAGAACGGTCTGCATGTCGAGGGCCGGATCATCGGCCTCGACACCGACGAAGGAAAGATGACCTACGCGCGGCTGCGCGAGGGTGCCATCAAGGGCATGTCGATCGGCTATCGCGTTCCTGCCGGCGGGTCGAAGATGGGCACGGGGCGCACCGGAGAGCCGCGTCGCTGGCTGAAGGCCATCGATCTGCGCGAGATCTCGGTCGTTGACGATCCGATGAACCCGCTCGCGAAGCTCGCCTACCTCAAGAGCGCTCCCGCGCTCATTCTCGACGCGCGCGGCCTTGAGGCTGCTCTGCGCGACGAACACAAGATGTCCATCGCCGAGGCCAAGAGCCTCGTCGCGGTGGTCCGTCGTCACCTGCGCGATGCAGGTGATGATCACGCCGACGCCTCTCGTGATGACGAGGTCGAGGCTTTGGTCGCGTCGCTCAAGCGCGCGACTTCCATCCTCCTCTCCACGAAAGGCTAATCCAATGGAACTCAACGAACTGAAGGGCGCGGTCGATGCTGTCGGCTCCGCTTTCGAGGCTTTCAAGGCGACCAACGACGCGCGCCTGGCCGAGATCGAGAAGAAGGGCAGCGCCGATGTCGTGACGCGCGACAAGCTCGACCGGATCGAGACGAGCCTGTCGAAGTACGAGTCGCTGAACCAGAAGCTCGTCCAGGCCGAACTCGCGGCGAAGAACGCCAGCGAGACCGCCGCCGATCTGGCCGCGAAGCTCAATCGCATGGGCTCGAGCAAGTCCGCGCCCGAGGCCGACGAGGTCAAGGCGCGTGCGAACGACTGGATGCGCGCTGTCGTGCGCTCCATCGCGCGCGGTGACGGCGCTCTGTCCGAGAGCGAGCGCAAGAGCCTCGACGGCGTCGCCG